CCCCGTGCTGGAATGTGTAGTCAAGACAGGAGTCGAACCTGTAAGGAAGGAGGATTACTATTAAATCTAACAAATGCTGCCAAGTTTAGATTCCTCAATGCGTCTATCCAATTCCGCCACCTGACTATAAATGAAGGTTCCATACTTAGGCTTTGCGGGAAGTCACCTCCAACCCACCTCGTAGTCAGGACAGGAATCGAACCTGTATGTGATTTGACCTGCTTTTTTATAATGCTTCTTAAATCACTTATCCGCCTTCAGTTTTAGCGTCTACCATAACGCAACCTGACTAATGCAAATATACTACTTTCTTCTTGCTCTTTCCGCCTCCATCCTCTCCGCTTCCAAGATGTCGTGAATCAGGAGCGCATAGTTCAAAAACTCCACCGCCTTCATTGCGAAGATGGCATCGAACTTGAGAACGTCCTTGTTAGCCATCCTCCACACGACCATAAGCCAACCGTACCCGGCAAGCGGGCTTACGTCAGCCCCTCGGCCTTCGTCATCAGGTGCTTGGAATAGTCGCTCAAAACTTTCAAGTAGGATTCTGAACTTAGCAAAAAAAAACTGACAACCCCCCAAACGTCCCCGACCTTGGCGTGTTTCTTCATCAGTTCGGCTCGCTCCGCATGGGCAGCCCCGTCGTACTTTTTCGGAAAGAATCCGAATAGACCGCCCTCCCTGCACAATGTAGCCATGATTCGGTGGAGGTTCTGCAGGAGTTGTTTCTCGTCCGTGGTGTTTGCGTCCATTAACTCTATCAACTGCCCAGCCGTCAACTCATCCGTAAACACCGTCGGGATCCACCACTTGCCACCTGCTTTGAACTTTCGCTTGTACCCTAATGCAGGCAATGCGTTCCACTCGCTGATAATAGCCTTGTAACGCTTTAGGACGGTCTTGGCGGGCATTTCCCTCACGAGTGATATATCGACCCCCTCAACGATTGCGACGACCCCTGCACGCTTGTCGTAGTCCCCAAGGACGCTTGAGAACTCAATGGCTCCGATGCGTTGGAACTGGTCGATGGTGAGGTCTTGGAGTTTCATAGCCATAACTTGGGTCTTGAGTTGCAACGGATTTCGGGAACGACAACCATAGGCAGGTCGTTAAGCAGGGCGAGGTTGGTCAGGATGCTTTGGTCGTGCCTGTGGTCAATAAACGATGGATGGTTCGGATATTCGCTTGGGTCGTCATTCACGGCCTTGTCAACGTGGAGCCACTTGGACCACTCGTACATAAGGTCAATCGTGAAGTCGGTCTTGCGTAAGCCAAGGAACCCCGCCTCTATCTGCATCGGTTTCTCGTTGAAGAACTGAAGGCAGTCCATCAAGGCGTAGCAGTCGCCCTTGGTGTATGAAATATGGTTGTGGAAGTTTTGATGCAGCAGGATGGGGTTGTCTTGCAAGTATTGCTTGGCAAACTCAAAGCAGCCATCCCCGTGCAGGTCTTGGGCATCCAAGTAAAGCAGGGCTTCGTCCTCCTGCAAGTCAAAGAGAGCGTCAAGGATGATTTGAGGCTTCCACCTCCACCAGTTGTTGCCCCTGCCCGGACGTTTCTCGTCCTCGGTTGTTGTAATCGGGAACGGATACTGATTGGCCTGCGCCCTCGCTGCTGGAAGGTACTCACTCGTTGCGTAGTTGACCCCGACTAAGTACATCTCAGAACCCGTGAGAATTAGCGAAGGCGTGTTTGAAGGCTCCCACGTTGTAAGGAATGTCGGCGAACCTCTGCGAGTATGCTCGTTCTAAAATGTGGCCGACGTGGGGAATAGCGACCAACTTTTGCTCAATGCAGGCCAAGGTCAAGTCAAGGTAGGAATCGTCCCAAGTCAGCGTGTAATTGGAAGTTACAGGCACAACGGGTTGATAGAACTCCTTTGCACCCCTCCCGGTCAGTTGCTTGATATGTGGCTCGTAATTATCACCGCACGACCAGTAAGGCACAACGTCAACAGGGACTCGGAAATAGGCGCAGTAGGCCCGTTGGTCAAAGTCCCCATTCCGGGTTAGGTCGTACTCGAAGAGGTTCACGACATCGCCGTTCTTGATGTAGCCGTTTTTGGCTAAAGCATACCACCCCGTCCAAGCGACGAGGTTTCGGTGGCTCTCGATGTTGTCGGGTTCATCTCTTGCAACGATATGGTCAAACTCAGCCATTCCACTAAAGTCCTTGAACCCAAGCATGACCCAAGTGTAGGGGAAGAAGTCCCTGAACCTTCCCTCGGCTTCGCATTGCTTCACGATGTCGGTATCGTGGCAGAAGATGTAAGTTTTTGCCTTCATTTCTTGTAGAGAGTTAAAAGCATCCGACCCCTTTGGTCCGTTGACCCCTTGGCTTCGTGTGGCTCCAGTTGGCTCGTAAGGTTGACCATCGTCAGCAGTTCGGCATCGTGGATGACCATCGTCCCACCGGGGTTGAGGGCTTTGTTGAACAAGGCCACCATTTCGGGAATCATGCCGTCCCCGTGGTCGGAATCGTGAAAGATAAAGTCAAAAGTCCTGACCTCTTGCAGGGCCATGTGGCTCGGTTGGTTGTTCCATTCGACCTTGAACTGCGATAGGAGTGCTTTGCGCTTATCTTCTACGGTTGTGTCGGTATCGTAAACCACCACGTCAAGCCCAGCCAAGGCGATAGCGAGCGTCGAGTGTCCGAGGTAGGAACCGAGTTCTAAAGCGTGGCCCCCCTTGTGCTTCTTGGCTTCCTCGTAGATTTCAATGATGTGGTCCACCGCAGTCGTGTAAATGTGCGAGTAGTCTAAGGCTTTGAGTTGGTCGATGTGTTTTTTCATGCTAAAAAGTTACAACGAATTTTTCAGGCGAAGGCCAGCCGGGGTTGGAGTCAAATACCTTGGTGTCGGGTTTCTTTCCTATCCAATGCTCGGCTTGGAATCGGTGGTCCCTTGCAGGTTCTCCAAGTTGCTTGATATGCTCGGACTTAGCCCACCAAAAGTTGCCCCCAAAGTACGGATAGCCTTCCGGGTTGTTGGCATCGGCCATGTGAGGGAACTGCTCCTTGGTAATCCAATGACATCCTACGGCATCGGCCTGCTCCAGCATTTGCAGGGAACGCTCCCAAGCGACCACATTGAAGAACAGCATGGACCTGCCCCATAGTTGGGTGGTCAAGGATGGATTCGCAGCCCCCTTCGTGTGGGCGTACAGGTACACGGCTTCCTCTTCCTGACTTGCCCGGTACATTTCGGTAAGCGTCGCCTGTTCCCAAGCATTGGTCCGGGTAACGACTACCTTGACCTTATCGGCCACCATCGAGTTCTCCAACACCTCCTTGACCGCTTTGCGTTGTTCGGGTGGACCGACGATGCCTACACGGATTTCGTCCAAGACGTTGATAAGCCCGTAATTGCAGACGGCCATCATGTGTTGGTTCAGGATTAACTGCCAGTTCCCTCCGCAGTAGATGTGGTAATAGTGAACGACTTTCATAAGGTCCAAAGGAGGGTTAGAAGGGTGATGATGAAGAAAACGGCTGCAATCGTCTTGCCGATTTCAATGATCAGGTCAATGATGCGTTCGGGGTTCATAGGGCAAAGTTAAACAACAACATACTTCCCTGAGTTACTGACCCGTAACTTGTTAAGAGCCACATATCGCATAGCATCGCAGGCGTGGTTGAACGAGTCAATCGGAACCCCCGTATTCTTGCCTTCCTTATCGGTCGCCCAAGTGTAGGACCGCAGTTCTTTGATAAGGTTTGTGCTATCCTTGGTTACCTGCAATTTAAAGCGTTTCAGGATGTCTATCCCGTTCCTGACCGAATCGGGGCCTTTCTCAGCAGGTTTGATGTTGAATCCCAAGCGGTAGATTTCCTCGATGGACTTCGGTTCGGCTGAATCCGCAACTATCTCCCAAGCCCGGGTAATGCCCAGCGACCGCAGTTTGTCTGCGATGTCTTGGTTGGTCAGGCCCGTGGAGTAGAGCAGTTCTTGAATGAGTAGGCAGTCCCCTTGGCGGTATATAGCGACCAAGGCCGTAGGGTCGTTGCTGAAGCCCCAGTCAAGCCCAAGGGCGACGAATTTCGCTCGGCTGACATCTATACCCTCCACGACCTCGAAGTCCTCGTATATCGCACCCTGAAGCGTCCCGACCTGACCGAGGCCATAGACCTTGTACCAGTTCGCCCAATACTCCGAAGATTCAGCCTTGACCCTCGCTTTCTCGATGAAGTCCCTCGCACTCTTGGGGCAGGCTTCGTTGTCCTTGTAGGTTAGAATGAGGAAGTCCACGTCCTCGTCTTGCATCAGTTCGGAATGGAACCAAAACTCGTTGACCGGGTTCCAGTCAAGGATGACCGATTGCTTGGTCCGTGCTGCCAGTTCCGTGTAAGCGTGAAAGGAAAGGTTGTTGGCCTCGTTCATGTAGAGCCTGTCCCTCCTTGCCCCCCTTAACTTGGAGTCATCGTCAGCCGAAAAGAACTCGATGTATGAGCCGTTGGCGAACTTGTACCGAAAGTCGGTGGCGTTCCATCGGGCAGCGTTGAACCGCCCAGTAACGGTCATAATCTTCATGAAGTCCCTCATGGCCCCACGCTTGAGGTGTGGGATGGACTCGGCTACGACGCTCGTTTCCGTGTACGGATTCTTCGTGCAATGGTCAATCTCAACGGCAAGGATGGAATACGTCTTGGATGCAGACGAACCGCCTTGTACCCCTTTGACGAACCGCTTTAACTCACGGACCTTATTTACCGCCGTGGTTCGGATGAACTTCTCCTGCTCTTTCAAGGGTCTTTATCTTTTGCAGGTAAACCACCGCATCCATCAGTTCCTCCTGTAAATGCTGAATCCACTCCATCGGGGTCAGGTCGTTGCGGTCCATGGTCGTCCCGTACTTGGCTTTGCCCTGCTCGGCTCTTGTCCTGAATTGGTCAATAACGCCTTCAACGATAGAATCAGCCATTGTCGGGGAATAGGGGTTGCTCGATGTGAACCGTGTTCTCTTGCTTGTCAACCAAGCCAAGCAGACGTGAGGCGATGTTGGCCGAGTAAACGCCGGCACTTGAACCCTCCAGCATATCCTTGTCGCAGGTCAGCCTTATGCGTGTAATGATTGATAAGAATTCCTTGTGATGGTCGCTATCTCCATTTCGATACTGCGATAGGTTATGGCAAACGCCAT